CGTTGTGCTCGCGCAGCCAGCTGTCTGGTGGAGGCTTCACGCCCCCACCCCGAACTGTCCGTTCACGACGTGCCAGTCCTCAAGCTCGCTGACAAGCCCATCGAAGTCCTCGCTGGGAGGCAGCACGGCCATGGCGGCCACGACCAGCTCCTCGTCGAACTCCTCGACCAGCGCCTCGATGTAGTCGGCGCGGCTGTCGTAACCGTGGTCCTGATAGACCTCGATGGCGATCGTGCGCTCTGCGTCGAGAGCGGCGCGGATCTTAGGTGATAGCTTCATTGGGTGTTCTCCCTCACTTTGATGTCGACCATGCGCTGGGTGGCGCGGTACTGGATCGAGCTGGCTTGGTGGTAGTCGGCTTCCTCAAGGATCTCGTCGATCAAAAACGAACGCTCGATGCGCTCTTCACTCTCGGACTTAGCAGGCGCAAACTTACGTTCGATGTCTGCGCTTACTACAGCAGCCACAGGTTCTACCGCAGGTGCGGCAGGTTCGTCCTGCTTGACGACGCTGCCAACCTGCTGGTTGAGAAAGTCGCACAGGCCTGCGTGGTCGGTGGGGACATCGATCTGGTCCCATTTAGATCCGACCCTCTTAGATATCGTCTTGGCGTCAGCCTGGGTGCGAGCCCAGTAAGTTTTTCCGTAAACCGTGGTGATCTTGTACATCTTCATTTGAAACCTCCTCTTGGTCGTGGGTTGACGACTGTACTTACCACGCCTTGTGTGGATAAGCAACCCCTAGTTGTCATCCTGTGGATAAAAAAGTCACTCATCATCCCAGTTAGCTGGGTCGAGCGGGTCAACCTCGCCAGCGTCTGGCCAGTCGATCGACATCCCTGCCGCGACTTCAAAGCCTTTACGCGCATCGGTCAGGTCGGCCAGCTGCACACATCGGATCCGGCTGTCACCTTCTCGCTTCTGCTTCTCATCCAGCAGCAGACCCTCACAGCCTCTCAGGGCTCGCCAGAAATGGACTTCCTTGACCGGCTGCTCGTAGCGGTTGCGGATTGATGAAACGTAGATGTCGTACAGCTGAGCCTTGCTGACCAGGTCGCCCCACTCAAGCCGATCGCCAGCCACTCGGTGCTCTCTGATCTCGCCAGCCATCAGGCAGTTAAACACCCACCCCTCGACCGAGCTCAGGCTTTCGAGCTTCTGCTCTGTCAAAGCCTCGGTCTGCGGAGCGATGCGGACGTTGATCTTCGACAGGTCGAAGTTCTGCAGGTAGTGCATCAAAGAGTTAGCCCCTCCAGTGTGATACCAGCGGTCGAGCGCAGCAAAGTACTGACTGTCCTGTTTGTGAACCGAGCTAATGTCGAACACAGCGAACCTGCGCTCATCCAGACTGGCCGGGACCACCCAGTCCTCGTTCGAGGTGAACAGTACGCGGGTGAAGTTGGGCGCGGTGTAGGCGTCTACGCCCTTGCGCTCGATCGTGAGTTCTGAGTTGGTCAGCAGATCCTTCAGAGCCCCTTCGTTCGACTTCGCCCCCGCCCAGTAAGCCTCGTCAGCCTGCAGAACTAGGCAGTCCTCGAGGTGGCGGTTGAAATGCCCGGTGACGTGCTCGGCTCGGCTCACGATCTTGTGGTGAGCCTTGACCAGACCGCCCAGCAGCTCGCCGAACTTGGTCTTACCTGTCCCTTTCAAGCCTCGCAGCACAAGGCCCACGCCAATCTTGGTCATAGGCTGCTGGATGATTTGAGCGCACCAGGCGATGATGTAGTTGGCGTGGTCGGCGTTGCCGCTCGCCACAACCTCGGTCACGAAATCAACCCAAGGTCGAACGTCCCCCTCCCTTGGCTCGTAAGTCCAGCCGCGCCACAGGTTGTACTTGGCCAAAACCTCTCCGTCTGGAGCGAACGTGAGACCGGCCGCATAGGTGCGACGTTTATCGCTCTGCAGCCACACATCCACGAGGTTGATCATCTTTGGCTTACGGCTCGACACATCGAGGATCTCGCAGTTCTTGTGTTCTTTCTTGAGATCTTCGATCTTGTAGAGCACGATCGAGCCTGTGTTTATGTCTTCGCGGATAACTCTGGCGGACCCCTCGACCTGAACGAAAGCCCAGTTTTCGAGCATGGCAGGAAGCTTCTCGTCTTTGACTTCCTCGCTCACAACCTCAACGCTCTGACGGCGCAGGTACGCTGCGGTGACAGGAACCTTGCTGTGGCTGTCGAAGCTGTCCCAGCGCTTAGCGCACACACCTTCACTGTATTTGCTGCCGCCGCTCGACCACTCGTCCCAGATCTCGAGACCTTCTTCGCTTCCGTCGAACTGGTGGTGCAGCGCCATGCCGACCTTGACCCAGTCGTCGTGATGCTCGTCAGGGTCGATCGCCTCGAGCCACTTCTCGATCTGTTCACGATCGACATCGAGCTTGGCTCTCAAATTAGACAGGTCGTCTGGGTCTACAGCCCCACTGGCGGCTGTCTGGCCTCCCCGCCTCACAGCCTCCCAGCCGCGTTCCTCAGCCCTCTTCTCGAAGAAAGCAACCAGTGCTCGAGCCTGTTCTTCAGATAGCGTCGGCAGATCCTTGTAAGGAACGTCAGCTATACCTACCCCTCCGACCCAGCTGTATTCTCTGTTTGTGTCCGGGTGGATACCGTAAGCCACGAACTGCTGACCGTTTGCCAGAACCTCAACCGCATGGCGGCTGCCTTCCTCGTCCTCGTACTCTGTCGATCGGATCTTCCCGAAAGGCGTCTCCGCTCGGTAAGGCATAATGCACTTAGGCTTTCGGCCGACCCTGATAGGAGCGTCGCCCACATTATCGCGCATCCAGTGAATGAGCTCGTAGTTCAGCTTCTTGTCGTGGCAGTCGATGTCAACGGCGAGCGTTCGGCGGCACAGCACACCCACGCCCCCGTCGGCGTGACCGTTTCCTAACCACTTGTCCACGTCCTCCGAGGTGGCTTGCAGGTTCTGCCAGTTGGAAAGCGAGGGGGCTTTGCGACCCTTCTTGATTGGCACGATGTCGTAGCCGTTGGCTACAAGCTTATGCCCGTAATCCTTCAACAATGTCCTTCTCCTCAGATCTCAGTGGTGCGAACTAACTTTGGGCAAAGCTCCTTCCAAGTCACAGCGCCCTCAGTGAGCAGCTCGATCTGGCAAGCTCGAGCAGCTGGCACTTCGCCTGCGACAATCCACTTGTTTATTGCTTGACGGGTAACGTCCAGCTTCCCGGCCAATCTATTCCACGAGGAAGAAGCGACTAAGGCGGACACCTGCTCCAGCTTCCTCCTAACTTGTTCACGATCTTCCACTTAAACCTCCTGTTTAAGATTGTTGATAAAACGAGGATTGACAACATACGTCCGATCGACGACATTAGTCAACAACCGATAGTTGTCAAAAGTCAGAGGAGTTGTGGATGGCACACGCAGTGCTCGGAGCCTCAAAGGCTCACAGATGGATCGCCTGCCCAGGTTCGATCCGCATGGAAAAAGACATCCCAGATGAGTACAGCCGGTTTGCTGCCGAAGGCACGGCCTGCCACGACCTGTCTGAGAAGTGTCTGCGCGAGGAGCGCGTAGCTCGAGAGTTCATAGGTAAGACCTTCAGTGACTTCGAGGTCACCGAAGAGATGGCCGAGGCCGTCCAGTACTACGTCGACTTTGTCAACATGCAGAAGGGCGAGAAGTTCTTCGAGCAGCGTGTAAGCTATGAGCACATCGCGCCCCGCGGTTTCGGGACAGCAGATTGCCTCGTGTTCAACAAGGACCACGTCCATGTGATCGACGCGAAGTTCGGGTCTGGCGTTAAGGTGTACGCCGACAAGAATGAGCAGCTGATGCTGTACGCGATCGGGGCTGTCAAAGACCTTGGCGAAGACCGCAAGGTCAAGAAGGTGACGCTCAACATCGTTCAGCCTCGCCTCGACCACATTAGCCAGTGTGACATGACGGTCAAAGAACTGCTCGAGTGGGCTCTTGAAGTTGCCAAGCCTGCTGCCTCTCTTGCCATGTCGGAAGACGCACCGCTGAACCCCGGCGACAAGCAGTGCCGGTGGTGCAGAGCCAAGGCTACCTGCGGCGCACTTGCCCGTGAGAACTTCGAGTTGGCCTTCGGTGCGTTCGACAATCTGGAAGAGGTCGACCAGCCCAGAGACCACCACACTCTCACAGCCGACCAGCTGGCAGTCGTTGTCGGCAAGCTCGACCAGATAAGCAGCTGGGCTGACGCAGTAAAGAAACACGCCACGGACCTACTGGCTGCTGGGGGCGTCATCCCCGGCTGGAAGGTAGTGGAGGGGCGGTCAATCCGCCGCTGGTCTGACGAGAAGGCGGCCGAAGATCGCCTAACAGAATTGCTTGGTGCCGACGCTTTCGTGTCCAAGCTCAAGTCTCCCGCACAGGCCGAGAAAGCTCTGGGTCGTGAGGCGAGCGGTGGGATCTTCGATCTCATCGAAAAACCGGACGGGAAGCCGTCGCTTGCTCCAGAGAACGACAAGCGCCCGGCCTTGAAGTCCTATTTCAACAAAGAAAGTGACTAAAATGAGTGAAGTGATCACAGTGAAGAATGTTCGTCTGTCTTTTGCCCAGATCTTTACGCCGAAGGCGTATATGGAGGGGCAGAAGGCGAAGTACAGCTGCAACCTGCTGCTGGACAAGGACACCCACGGCGACCAGATCGCCAAGCTAAAGAAGGCGGTTAAGGCCAAGGCCGACGAGGCTTTCAACGGCAAGCCGCCAAAGGGTCTCAAGACCTGCTTGGGTGACGGTGAAGAGAAAGCTTACGACGGCTATGACAACGCGGTCTTCATCAGCTGCTCGACCCTCAAGCGACCGCAGGTACTCGATCGGGACAAGACCCCGCTCGTGGAAGAGGACGGCCGTCCGTACTCAGGCTGCTACGTCAACGCGGCAATCAGCTTCTGGGCTCAGGACAACCAGTTCGGTAAGCGGATTAACTGCAACCTTATTGGCCTGCAGTTCGTGAAGGACGGAGATAGCTTCGGCTCTGGCGCACCGAGCGTCGACAAGCTGTTCGACGACATTAGCGACGAGCAGGACGCCGACGCCGCCGACGACGATTTTCTCTAAGTAGGGGGTGGGGGTCATAGCGCCCCCACTTTTTTTGTATGCGGATTTCTATCGACTTCGAGACTTACAGCGAGTGTGACATCCGATCGGCAGGAGCTTACGCCTACGCAGAGCATCCGACTACGGAGGCACTGTGTTTGGCTTGGGCAGTCAACGACGAAGACCCTGAGTTGTGGACCCCTGAGATGCCTGCGCCGAAACGCTTGTTCGATCTGATTGCTGACGGAGCCGAGATCTGGGCGTGGAACTCATTCTTTGAAATGGCGGTCTGGATCCGCTGCCTGAAATGGCCAGCAACCAAGCTCAGCCAGTGGAACGACACCGCAGCCCTCGCCTGCGCCCAAGCATATCCTCGAGCATTGGGATCTTGCGGGGCCGCACTGGGTTTGAGCGAGGATCAGGCAAAGAGCAAGCGGGGCAAGCTCCTTATTCAAAGGCTCTGCAAGCCTTACCGCAGCAAGCGGAACAGAGACCCTGAGCTTCTACAGGAGCTTTACGACTACTGCCTGCAGGACGTTAGAACCGAGCGGACTATCCGCCAGAGACTGCGCCCCTTAAACGATTTTGAGCAGAAGATGTTTGAGATCGACCAGAGGATTAACTGGCGCGGCGTCCGTCTGGACAAAGCCAGCATCCACCACGCTCTGGCAATCATCGAGCAGGTAGAGCGCGAGAGCAACGAGAGAGTGAAGCAGATAACTAAGGGCGACCTGGCCAGTACCGCTAGTCGAGCCAAAAGCCTGAAGTGGATAGAAGCTCGGGGGTATCAGATGGACAGCTACGACAAGGCGGCTGTCGAGAAGGCTTTGTCGGACAGCAGCTGCCCTTCAATCGTCAAAGAGTTTCTTGAGATCCGTCAGGCTCTGTCGAAGTCCAGCACTAAGAAGTATCAGGCCATGTTGTCCTGCCTCGGCAGAGACGAGAGAGCTCATGGCGTTCTTATTTACCACGGGGCCGCCACTGGAAGGTGGGCAGGTAAACACTTCCAACCTCAAAACCTCCCACGGCCAACCGTAGACCCGCTGCCGGTCATAAAAGCTATGCCTCAGCGAGATCCGAAAGCTCTGGGCCACGAACCCATGGAGGCTTTGTCGAGCTGTCTGCGCGGCATGCTCATTCCCAGCGCAGGCCACCGGCTGATCGCTGGGGACTTTGCCTCGATCGAGGCTAGGGTTCTAGCATGGATGGCTGGAGAACAGGCAGCGCTCGATGCCTTTGTGCAGGGTCTCGACATATACAAGTCGACAGCCAGTCGCATGTACGGGGTCAATTACGATCGCGTGAACTCAGAGCAGCGCTTCTTGGGCAAGGTGGCAACACTAGCTCTTGGCTATCAGGGCGGTGTTAAAGCTTTCCAGAAGATGGCACAGGCTTACGGAAGTGAGGTGAGCGAGGAGGAGGCACTGCAGATCCGAGACGACTGGCGAGAAGCTAACGCCAACGTAGTGTCTCTCTGGTGGAACTGCCAGAAGGCCGCTGTCAGAGCGGTTCACTACAAGACAGAGCAGGACGTTCGCTGCGGATCTTTCCGCATCGAGGGGGAAGACCTTGTCTTTGAGCTTCCCAGCGGACGACTGATTTCGTTCCCCCAAGCCCAGATAGGCAATGACGACTTTGGAAGACAGTCGCTGACTTGTCGAGGAATGAACAACCACACCCACCGGTGGGGAGATGTGTATCTTTACGGCGGCTCGATCGTGCAGTCGATCACGCAGGCCATAGCTCGGGATCTCTTAGCCGAAGCGGTTGTGCGTTTGGAAGAGAACGGCTACCGAGTAGTTCTCACAGTTCACGACGAGGTGGTGTGCGACGTACCGACGATAAGAGGCAGCCTCGAAGAGTTCGAGAAACTGCTGTGCGAGAGACCAGCGTGGGCCAGGGGGCTCCCGATCGAGGCCGAGGCGTACGAGGCCGAAAGATACCGAAAGTAAGAGAGGCGACCATTGAGAAAAAGGTCACCGACTTCGCCAAGTCTAAAGGCTGGATATCTTTCAAGTGGGTCAGCCCAAGCCAGAAGGGCGTACCAGATCGCATTTACTTCCGCCGGGGGGAGATCATGCTGGTCGAGTTTAAAGCACCCGGAAAGCACCCCACAAAGCTGCAAAACCACATACACAAAAAGCTTAAAGATGTTGGCTTCGAAGTTCACGTCATTGACGACATCGATCGAGGGAAGGAGCTGCTGTGTTAACTAGGGACAACCTGCACGAGTACCAGCGCAGAGCAGTTGAGTTTATCAAGGACAACCCTTCAGCCGCCCTGTGGATTGACATGGGACTGGGCAAGACAGTCTCAACCCTCACAGCCTTACAGGATCTTCTGACCGCAGGCGACATACGCAAAGCCCTTGTCATAGCACCTCTACGCGTGGCTCAGCACACATGGCCGACAGAGATTAGCCTGTGGGACCATCTCAAAGATCTCAGCTTCACTGTCCTTTCAGGGCTGCCAGCTTCCAGACGAGCTGCAGCTCTCAGCGAGAACACCCAGATCCACATTATCAACCGTGAGAACGTGCAGTGGATCTGCGACGAGCTCGGCCAGGACTGGCCTTATGACTGCGTAGTGATAGACGAGAGCAGCTCGTTCAAGAACCACGGGGCAAAACGCTGGAAGTCCATGCGCCGGATCCTCGGCCACGTCGACCGCATGGTTCAGCTCACGGGGACACCGGCCCCCAACAGCCTGCTGGAGTTGTGGCCGCAGATATATCTGCTCGACAAAGGTAAACGGCTAGGCAACACGCGATCGAAGTTCCTCGAAAGCTACTGCCACCAAGTTGGAAACCCTCAGTGGAGGCAGTATGAGGTCAAGCCTCACCGGGTTGAGGCACTGTACAAGGCAGTGGCGGACGTGGTTCTGCGGATGTCAGCGGAGGACTACATCGACCTGCCGGAACGAGTAGACAGCGTGATCGAAGTAAGCATGCCAGCCGGTGCGCTTCGAGCTTATGAGGAGATGAAACATCACTTCATAATCGAATGGGACGACGGATTAGTGACTGCGGCCAACGCAGCGGCCAAGGTGAACAAGCTTCTGCAGATATGCAATGGCGCAGTGTACGACGAAGACGACAGCTACCGCGTGGTTCACGACGCCAAGTTAGATGCTCTGCGGGAGATCATCGACACGGCAGGCGAACCTGTCCTGGTAGCGTATAACTTTCGATCGGATCTCGAGCGCATACAGAAGGCGCTGCCCAACGCCGTGGTTCTGGATAAAAACCCAAAGACGATCGACGACTGGAACGCCGGGAAGATCGAAGTCCTACTGGCTCACCCAGCCAGTGCCGGTCACGGCCTCAACCTTCAAAGGGGCGGAGCTCTTATTGTGTGGTTTGGTCTCAGCTGGTCCCTAGAGCTGTATCAGCAGTTCAACGCGAGGCTTCACAGGCAGGGTCAGGACAAGCCTGTCCGCGTGGTTCACGTCACAGCCAAGAACAGCATGGACGCTCTGGTGCTCGAAGTTCTGCAGGGGAAGAAGGAAAGCCAAGACGCTCTACTTGAGTTCGTCAAAGCGTAAGGAGACAGCGAGATGGATATCGTAAACGAGCCGCCACACTACAATGTTGGGTCGATAGAGTGCATAGACTATCTAGAAGACACTCTCGGCGAGGGTTTTACCTATTACCTCGAAGGCAACATCAAAAAGTATCTGCACAGGTGGAGATATAAAAGCGCGCCCACAGAGGATCTCAAGAAGGCGCGCTGGTATCTGGACCGCTTGATCCAGCAGATGGAGAAGGGCTGAGTTACCAGCCCCACCTGCTTGCGTAGATCGACAGCACGCGTGTCTCGAAGTTGATTGATACGATCACGCTTGGCGCTGCCACGCAAGGATCGCTTCGCCAAGAAGCTGCGGTATCTGCGGCACAACGGCGTTGCCTAGCTGCTTGATGCTGTCCACCCGACCGGGAAACCCATCAACCACTCGGTCCACGTTGGGTTCAACTTCCCACTTGGCTTGCTCGCGTCCTTCACAACGGCGCATAGGTAGGAGCGGTTGAGCATATGCGTGTGGCTCTTGCTCCCCACCGGCCCGCAGTCCTTGTATTCGCTCGCGCGGGGGGTAGGCCACAACCCAGACCCTGTCCCTGCGGTGAGGCGCGCCAACGGCGGTAGCGGGAATACAGTGCCATTCCGCGTCATACCCGATCTCAGCGAGGCCGCTGAGGACGACTTCCAATCCGCGAGAGCGAAGGGCTGAGACGTTTTCGATGATCGCGTACTTCGGCTGGATTTCTTTGATGAGGCGGTGGAACTGGAACCAGAGGCCGCTGCGCTCTCCTTCAAGTCCTGCGCCTTTTCCAGCGAGACTGATGTCTTGGCAGGGGAACCCTCCAGTGATGACATCGACGCTAATTCCTTGCTCATCCAATTTCTCCTTCGTTAAAGCCGACACGTCCTCAAAGACAGGCACATCTGGCCAGTGCTTGTTCAAAACTTTCTGCGCTTTCTTGTCGATCTCGCAGAACGCAACGGAGCGAAAGCCACCCGTGCGTTCAAGGCCCAGCGAGAACCCGCCAATCCCAGCGAACAAATCCAGTGTGTTCAGCATTACTTCCTCCTTGGTCCCTTAACGCTGGCACACTCATCCACAGGCAGTCAAGAAAAAATAATATTACTCTTCCAGAAGACCTTTCGCTTCCATCGCGGCTCGCCGCTCTTCTTGATATCTCATGTTTATGTCGACCCACTGCTGGTCGGCCACCTCAAAACCATGGCCTTGCTGCAAAGCTCCGACCTTCATTTGATCAGTGAGCGGTTTCCCGTGCTTGTCCGTCCGCTTGCTTATTTCCGCCCACTGTTTTGGGAACATGATATCTGGAGGCACAGTGTAATCTAGGCCGCCTACGTTTATCTCGTAATTAGAACCCGTAGATCCTCCTGCCCCCTGTCTAGGTATCCTGTGCGAGTAAGTAGTGTGGTCCCCAACATCCACGTCGAAGCCTGGAGCACCTCTGAAAAAAGAGTATCCGCTGTAGCCTACAGGGTCGTTGACAAGATCAGGCTCGGTTATCGCCCTGACTATGTCCTGATGAACCGGCAACCCTTGATCTTGGAACTCCGCTCTACGAAATGCTGCTCCCAAGGACTGACGAAGGTATGAGTTTGGAGCACTTGTAGTCGGCACTTCATTGCGAACCATGGCTAGAGCGTCTTCGTCGAGAATACCGGGGAACTCTGGTATACCTCGAAAACCTGATTTTCCGCCGTGTCCTTCCCGTATAGCGGCGTTAAAAGCTTCTATCGCTTCTGGTCTTACATTTAACGCTGGTAGCTGCCTTAAAGCAGCCTCTGCATGCATGGTGTTGAAGTCCATGGCGAGGTCACCCATGGAAGTGTACATGGCTATAGGAGCCTGACCTGTGGCTTCAGCGGCTTTGTTTATGTGGATCACCTTGCCTCTCGCGGCAGCTTCCATAGAAGCCCACCCAGGCTCTCCCAAAAACGGAAACATGGGTCCGCCCTCTAATCGAACGGGAGCGTCTAACGGGACGCCCTGAACAGAGCGGAGCTCTCCCCCTCCAATGGATCTGTCGCCCATAATAGGGATCAGAGTTTCTCCTTGTAAGGCTTCGGGGGATACAGTCTCTCGGACAGGCCGATCGAATGAAATGTCTGTTTCGCCGGTCAACCTCATACGCTCACGAGCGCCCCAAGCGCTGTCTTCCGTGTTGGCGCGAATAAGATAGCTTTCTACGTTTCTCTTTTCAGACCGAGAGAGGAGATCTGGGTTGTCGGCGTACTTGACTAGGTTTCTAGACAACGCCGGAGACAAAAACATAGTTTCGGCGTTTTTTGTAGAAACTTGCCGAGCGGCTGTAGATATAAGTTGATCACGAGCTTCGGCCCACGGCTTTTGAAACCCAGCTGGGGCTTGATATTTAAGAACTTCTGCGAGATTGCCGTTCTCATCTGCATATATCTCGGCGAGCTGAGAAGCTATTTGGTTGGCCTGGTCAGGATGAATGTCCCCTGCGGCCAGTGCGGCGTCCCTCATATCGTAAAAAGGGATGTTTTTTTCAAAATCTTGATATTCTACGACAGGAACTTCATCAACCCCCAGTCGGCGCAAAGCCTCTAGTCGATGCTGCCCTTCGATGACGTTCCCAGCGTCGTCGACAATCAACCTTTCAATGTACCCGTCAGGGCCAGACATCTCCTCGACAAGAGCTTCTACTCTTCTAAGGTCACTTGGCGAGTTAGGCACACCTCCAGAAAGAGAACTTAAAGGCCGAGTGGTTTCACCAACCAGTTTTCCGGCCATAGTGTTCGCTGATATTACTTGCCGGACGTCTTCTTTAGGTGGTCGAACATCATAAAGAGCCGCAAGCTTATTGCCTTTGCGAGCTTCTCCAACGCCCGGAATGACCCCAGCTGCAGCCATGGCTAAAGAAGGACCAGCAACGGCTTGAGCCGCTTTGATGTCACCTTGAGATCTAAGCTCGGCGGCCTGATCTATGTCCTCGGCATAACCCTTGATGTCTCCGATAACGGGGATTACGTCGATCACAGTCTCAACGGGGTTGTCCGCAACGCCTCTGACGATAGCGGATCCTACGTCGTAAGCATCCTCTGCAAACTGGCGTGGGGTCGTTGTTCGGACATAGTTATATACCCCCGTCGCCCCTCGGGCCACAGCATCTGTCACCGTGTCGTAGACGACCTCGGGGTTGAAGCTGTCCTTCACGCTGTCAAGGTAATCCGCGAAGCTGGGATCAGGCTGCTTCTGCTTAGCAGGCTCGTCTTCTTCAAAGAGGCCGGAGATGAAGTCTAGGACAGGCACAAAAGATCTACCTTTTCCGCTTGGCTGTTTTGGCGGCCTTTTTAAAAGCCGAAGCTTTAGGAGCCCCTTTAGACCCCGGCGTCCTCATACGCTCTTTGCTCCCAGCGGCAATGCGCTTACGCTTAGCGTGGATGTTTGCGTATAAACCTTTACCCGGCATCGTTTAAGCTTTCATTCCAACAGAAGCAGGCAGCTGAAGAAGTCCACCTGCCTGGTCGACTTGCTCTTGCAACAAACCTTGCTCGGCGTTTATTTGGCCTTCCAGCTCCATGATCTGTCGCTCCATCTCGGTCGGCTGACGAGGTCCGCTAGGGCTCCCGCCAGTTGTGGCTGACATGCTGGGGACTTGTACAGGGTTGAAGCTGAAACTGCTTTTAAGCATGGAAGCCGCAGGGTTATTCAACCCCGCCGAGCCTAGTGCGTTTTGTAAGGAGTAAGAGCTGTCGGAGGCCACGCCGCTGTCCATGTTTTCGTAAACACTCGCGGGGGCCATGCTGAAGCCGCCCCCAGAGGACGGGTAGGCCACCTGTGCGGGTGTGGGCTCGCTTTCCGCTCTTTTGGCGGCCGTGTCTTCTTGCAAGCGCTTAGTGTCGTCGCGGAAAAGATCTACAAGGCCGCCGACCGGGTTGGATAGGAAAGATCCAATGTTGTTAAAAAAGCTCACTGACTAGGCTCCGCTGAGTAAAGCTGACCCCGAGAACCTGGGTCTCCGTAAACCGGATACCGCTCACCCGAAGGTCCGGTCTCCATGTACAAAAACTCCTGACCTTCAGGAGCGTTCTCAAAAGTAGACAAGGTTTGACGGATCAGAGCGTTAAGACGCGGGTGGAATACGTTGTCGGTTTTAAGAGCCTCGGCAGCCGTGTCGACGGTGGCTCTTGAGACCGTACCCCGAGCGGTTCTTTCAGGAATAAGCGAAAGGCCGGGAATTTTCCCAAGTCCGAACTGCTTGAAGAGAAAGTCTATGACCTTGTACGCTGTGTTGCTGGTGTTAACGGTTCCTGCAGGTCTCTTAGTGGCCTTGCCCACCTGCTCCTCAAAGCCTTTGAGCCTTGAAAACTGCTCGGGTGTAAGAAGTGCTTGCAGCGCGTCGTTGTTCTTCTTGATGTAAGAAGAGAGTTTTGATCCGCTGAAAACACCCTCTCCGGCCACGTCGACGTTGTTTACGTTAACGGCCTGCTCAAACATGTCCTTCATGACAAATGTTCGTAAATCGTCAACGGCCTGCTGCTGCCCGTTAGCTGCCAGTGTGCTCACTACGCGGTTCACGTTTTCAGGCGAGCGCATAACAGCACCGGCCACCGCCGAAGGATCTAGACGGGGTGTTTCCGTTCCAGGCTTGAAGTCTACAATGTCCTGTATGACGTTCCGGCCTTCCCACATGCCTTTATATTCTCGGAAAGCCGATCGAGCCTCGGCCGCCTGCTGCAAGAAAGCTCGACCCGCTGCTGGGTCGACGCCTGCAAGCCTCAAAGCCTCATCGCTCAAACCTTCGTAGTCCGCAACGGCCATGTCGGCGGTGTCGTCTAGAGCCGCCTTCAGCTGCCCAATAACCCGCTGGCGAACAGGATCCTCGGTGTAGAGGCTGTTTAGGTATTTAACTAAGTCTTCTTTGTTTGTGAGCGTTAGAGGTTTGCGCTCAACGCCCGTAGCTTCAAGAAGTCTCGAAGGTGCAAAACGATCGGTTTCAAAAATGCCGTAGTCCTGAAAGCGTCGGCCGATGTCGGTAAGGAAGCCTTCGTACTCCGAGCCGTGATCCCGAACCATCTGATCAAAAGTCTGCTGTATGTTTGTGGTAGGTAGTTCGATGTCGAAGCCGCTCTGCTCAGCCATTTCGCGCAGGCCGGTGTAAAGAGCATCGTAGGCGTCTTTCTGACCCTGCTGAACTTCACTCATGGCAGTCTTAATGGAAGCCCCCACGCCCTCACGGCTTAAAGCCACGTCCCCGCCAGCCTCTTCGGCCAGACGGCCCGCCGAGGCAGTGATGTCCCTGTTCTGCTCAACCTTGAACTGGCGTAAACGATCGCCCGCCTCTTGGCTCATTCGGGCTGCAGTCTCTTCAGTAGACAGCTGCGTAAAGTCCCTTGAAGCCTCGCCTGCAGTAAGCTTGAAACCGAACTCGGTTTGCATCGCACCTTCGATCGCCTTATCTACGTCGAAGTCACCCCTTAAGCTTGTGAGGAACTCCTGAGTTTCTGTCCGAAGATTGTTAATGTCGATGCCCTGCTCGGACAGAGCCTCACTGATGTTGTCGTATTTTTTTGCGTCTAACACCCCAGCCGATCTAGCGGCGCGGTAGGCCGAGATTGCGTTACCGATAGCCTCGCCTGCAACCGCGAAAGCAGCTGTCGTCTGAGCGTTGCTTTCCCGCGTCTCGCCCTCCCAAGGCTGGTAGAGGTAACCCTCTCCGTAACCGGCTGCCGCGGCCGAAGGAGCTCGAGCTGCCGTGGCAGTGGCCGCCCTCGCAACGGTTGGAGCGTTGCGGACAAGGGGAAGAGTTCGTGCGGCCATAGAAGCTCCTCCAATCACAGGAGCTGACTCGGCTGCTATTATTGCTGGGGTCGCTACGATAGTCGAGCCAAGGAAGTTTCCGAAGGCCGCGCTGACGGGGGCGTTGTCCCAGAGAGCGTCGTTTCTGGCTTGAAACCACTTTCCGGTGGAGGCTCTTTCTTCTATGGTTGTGGGAAGACCTAAAAGCTCTTCTATAAAAGAAGGCTGAACGTTACTTGGAACGGGTTCTTCTTCCTCTGTCTCCTTCTCTGTAAAAGAAGGTTCTGGAGGAGGAGGCGGAAGTGTGTCGCTGTCGCCAGAGATAAGGTCAGATATGCCCAGTGCGGCCTTGCCAGCCATAAGGCTGGCCCCTTCCAAGATACGCTCTCCCATTCCCATGCGCTCGACCCGCCGCCTGGCTTGCTGCTGCAGATCCCACTCGCGCAGGTAGTCGGTGTGCATTTGGCGGCGAGTTTCTAAAGGGATGTTGTCGAGAAGAACTTTCGCAGCTTCCTCATCCCCCGAGTGGTAAGCCTTACGAGCCGCTTCAAAAACATCCGCATGGGACATTCCTGACGTAGATTGATTGTTTGAAGGCATCTTCTTTACCTACTGTATCTATCAAAAGCTTCTAGAAAATCTGGGCTGTCCGCGGTGTTTAAGTCCGTAGGGGCAGGTACGTCCGTAGGGGCAGGTACGTCCGTAGGGGCAGGAAATCTTACCCTGCGTCGTGTAGGGTCATTAGGCATGGGAGCATTTTCGACCGTTATAGGAACATCGGGAGCAGCGGGAGTTTGCGGTGAGGCTCCAGTGGGCGAAACGGCTCGTCCAGCGTCTAACTCGATCGGCGTCCCGAGTTGCGTCATTACGTCTTCCGCCGTTGTGCCTTCCAGCTGGTCTATTCTGCGCGTGTAGTTTCCGCGAACACGACTGTATTCTTCGACGTAAGAACTCATCAGCTCTCGGGAAAGCTCTGCGATTTCCTGTCTAACCCTCGGAGGAAGCATAACGCCGTCTTCGTAGCGGTCTATAAGATTGGACATCTTGTCCCAAATACCCCCCGCGTTTGCGGCCAGCTGGAACTCTCCTTCCCGAACCACAGACCTCGGGTCCAGTGTTTTCATGAAGCTGAATATGGAAGCTATGTCGCCCGGACCCGTACCTGCGGCTAGAGCGTCGACTAGACGAGCGTACCCGCTGTAGGCTTCCGCGAAACCCGTAGTAGCTTTTTCAAACTCTTTCCCGTACCCGCTGATTGTTTCGTAAGTTAAGGTAGGCATAAATCGAGACGAACCGTCCGAGTTGCGAAGGCCCACAAGATCGCCCTTGCTTGCGCGGTACTCGTTGCGGAGGTTTTGCTGTGTATTAGGGTTGAGATATTCATCTAAACGACCAGCGCGAACCGCGAAATCGTACAGCTCTTTTTCTCCAGAAGAGTAAGGCTCTCTGATAGCTCTGAAGTCCTTCAGCATGGTTCTGTAGTTTTGTGCTCTGTTGTCCCGAGCAGTCAGAAGGTTCTGCATGTTCGCGTAGCGAAGTTCTTCCAGCTGCTGGAATTGACCTCGGTACTGCGTCTTCACTCGCTCTGATGGGTCGAAGGCTGAGCTGTCTTGCCCAGAAAGCCAGAACAAAGGCGACAGAAAGGTTCGGCCTAGGTCAGCGAGGCTGTCTCCCACTACGAAAAAAGGGTTTTTCAATTTTCGATCGCGCTCGGCCTGAGCTCTGTTTTGGAGATCCTGAATGCGCTGGTCCCGAAGCATGGCGAGCTGTCGCTCAGGGGTTACAATGTCCCCCTGTGCGTTCTGCATGTAACCGGCCTGCCGGTACTGATCTGCTTGCTCTTCTGTAGGGTTTTCAAGGACTACCGGAAGCTGAGCGGTAAAACTGTCGAGGGCTCCGCGCATACCCTCGTCTTCGTCGTCCAACCTTTCGAGACGTCCTCCGCCTCCGAACACAAGATCTAGTGGGGTTGCCATTTTCTATTTACCCTACCTGCGCGCCGAGGCCGATACTCGAACCCTTGCTGCTGCTCTCGGCTTTGTTAAGAACAGTCGGGTCACCGACCAGTGAGCTGTAGTAGTTCAGAGCGTTGTACGGCCCCATGGCCATGTTGTACTGCCTATCGAGCAGCGCTTGCTCGTAGTCTCGCATATACTGGCCGGTGTCCATCATCATGCCGCCGCCCCTGCCCATCATGGACGTGCCACCTACGACTTGGTCAAAGCCTTGAGACCCAAGATCTCTAGCCAAGCCAGCGCCGAACTGTGCGTTCTGCAGGTTCATGCCGTACATGCCTTGGCCAAGGTTAGCACCTTGTCCCAGCATCTGGTTGAACTGCCCAGTGTTGAACTGGCTCATGCCAGTCATTCGGTCGAGGTTTCTGCCTAGCTGATCGGATCCAATACCGGCCCCTTGGCTTAGCAGCTGATTGTAAGCCGACTGATTAGATAAGTTGGCCTGCTGCTGGAAACCTGCGTTTTCACTGGCTCTTGAAGCTTCTATACCTAAAGCCTGTCCGTAAGCTTGCCCCCTCATGGCGGCTGAAATGTCGCCCACCCGATCGGCCGCCCCTCGTGTTGATATCGCGTCCATAACAGCTCGCCTGCTCGATCCGCTGCCGCCTGCCCCAGCAGCCATAGAAGCGTTTCCAGTCAACTGGTTCTCTTGAAGGTTGCGGGTGATATCTCGGCTGGCCGCGTCTATCTGGCCCTGCAGAATTTCGTTGTTGATGTAGTTTCCGAGATTAGCCTGATTAAAACCTTGGTTTGCGGCAGCTCCTGTTTGCGCTCCCATGCCTGCGAGCTGAGCGCTCATGCCTGGGTTAAATCCGCTGCCGGTGTAAGCGCTGCCCTGCTGGCCCATACCAGCGAAAGCACCTGCTGTGCCAAGCGCCCCGCCCACGCCAGAAAACGGTCTAGAACCTGCCGCTCCTTGAGCGTACCCGAGAGCTGTTCCGAGGCCTGCTGTATTAACATTCGCCCCCAACGTGGCTGCGTCCATGCCCGTGTTGGCCGTATATTGACCTGCGCCCATGTTGTAATCTAGAGCGGACATCAGAGAAGGGTTGATCCCTGCGACGTCCGCAGTCGGAAACTGCTGGTTTGAGAGCCCTTGAGCGCGATTGTAGATATCGCTAAGAAACCCTTGCTGCCCTGGATCTACAAAGCTCTCAGCGCTAGACTTAGATTTGCTTTTCGATTTTC